TACTGAACAATTGCAATTGTTCCTGCACCACTATTGTAATATGGCGTATCAAACTTAGCAACATATTCTGATCTATTCCAATTTGATCTATAATTTCCTAACAGCAAATCTTGCCATCGCATAAACATTTCGCGTTCTCTATAATCTTGACTTAAAATAATACCCATAGAACATGTCTGATATGCTGCTCTATACGGCAAAGATTTTACTGGACCATGATAATTTTGTTCAAGAGTCATCATGTTTCTTCCGGGCCAATTCAGAGATTCTATTCTAAATCTCGTTTGATCTGATCCGTATTGTCTTAGAGGATTTGTAGGTGAGCCGATTGTACCTGCTGTAAGTCCGCCTGCTCCTAAAATCCATCCTTCAAAATAGGTTGTTCTTCCTACTCCGTTTTTTGCAATCTCAGCATTAAAGGTATCAATACTAAATGGCATTTCTGCTGTCCTTATAAACTTGATTTCGTGTTGCGCCTATAAATCTATCAAGAGGCAAAAACATTACCATTTCCCACTCTTCTGGATGAATATATAAAAATCTTGTTTGTATATGTTCTACAATATATCTCTTTACACAAGGTTTATAAAAGCCATTACTTGCCGCTTGTTGCAATAATGAATATGATAATTTTAATCTTGTTTGTTCTGTTATTTCTTTTTTAGTGCTTGATAAATTCCACAATCTTTCCATAAGTCTTGCTCTTAGAAGTGGCGGTAGATAGTGCATATTCAATCCAAGAAAACTATCTCCTTGTTTGGCATATCCAGTTGTTCTACCAGAACCTATAGGAAACACTAATGGGAATCTATCATAATACGGCAATACTTTTTTTAGTTTTGGATCATATTCAAACAAATACATTGCTCCAAGAATAGGTTTATCTGTAAGTCTTTTTGGATCCGACTTAATAACAGAACTTGGAGTTATTCTTATATTACTTACATTTTGTCTAAACCAATTTCTCGCATCTGCTTTTTTTGCTGAAACTGTAGGATCAATTCCTGCTTTTTCAACTCGTTCAAAAACGCGATCTAATGTGTAACTAACCATTATAGATTAAGCTCTTTTTCTGTAAGAATTACGAATTCCCATTTACGATCTTTACAGTACTCTTGTGCTGCTTCCCATTTACGACTATTTATAGCGTATGTTACAACTTCGTTTAGATACTTTTTAGTTGTTCTTTGACCAATCTTCTTTGGAATTGGTTGTTTTGTTTGATGATTTGGCTTAATCTCAATCATAAGAGTTTTTGTAATACTGTTCTTATCTTTTACTTTAATGATAAAGTCCGGAAAATATCTATGCCATTTGCCGTCAATGGGAGACTTATAAGGAATGGCCAATTCTTCTGACTGCCATTCAAGAACATTATCAGTCATATCAAAGTATCTCATCGCTCTTGCTTCCCAGCTTGACCGATAGATTATATTAGTAGGATTTCCTCTATACTTTTGAGGATTTCGTGGTGTAAATTTACCTTTGTATGTCATAGCAGTATATATTTACGATATAAATATTATGAATCTACAAGGAGAAATAGATGGCAGCAATAATGCAAGCAGCACGCGGCGCGAGAGCATTAAGAAATTTCAGAGCAGGAGTGGGAACTGCGATTGTTGCTGGAGGAGTAGGCGCAATAGTCGGTGGTGCCATAGTAGCAGGATCGTCTGGATCAGCGAGTTCTGCTGATGCTTTTTCGGGAAGCAGTTTTTATTTTCCTGAAAATTTAGTTTTGTTTGGTAATTATATGGAATTTAGAGCATATCAAACTGTAGGAGTAGGTGGTGCGGCTTTTGATGCTGTAGGTCTTGGAGGAGTGTTTAGTTCAATAGCAAATGCTATTGGTGGAGGAAGAACTGGTAATGGAGCAACAATCAGACTTCCGCTCGCACAAAATTTATCACCTGATTATAAAGTATCATATACCGATAAAGATTTAGGATCAAATCTTGCCGGTACTGCATTAACTGCCGGCGATAGAGCAATGTATGGAAATAAAACTATTAGTGGAGCAGGATTGGCTCAAGGTCTTGGTGCAGGAGCCGCCGCGACGGGATTAGGCCTTATGGATAGTGTTAAAAAAGCCGCCGGCGCACTCGGCACCGACGCCATCGATGCTGCGCTAAAAGTTGGTTTAGGAGTTGCGCTCAATCCTCATAAAATTCTTTTATTCACTGGTGTGCCATTTAGACAACACAGATTTACCTGGAGTTTAACTCCTAGAAATTATAATGAATCTTTAACAATTAAAAATATAATAGAAGCGTTCATATATTATATGTATCCTTCTTATGCTCTTGGCGGATTCTTTTTTAATTATCCACATTTCTTTGATATTAATTTTTATTCTGATACACATCTGTATAAATTTCTTCCCGCTGTTATTGAATCTGTTGATGTAGATTATCACGGCCAAGGATATGCTGCGTATAAAAGAGATGTACAAAATCAAAATGTTCCAGCACCAGCCGAAGTGAAATTAACTATTTCATTTAAAGAAACACAGATTATTACAAAAGAATGGCTTAATAATCCATCACTTGTAAGTCCAGGTTCTTTCCGTCCATCTTAAAGGAATTTGTATGGCACATTATTTTTCTCCATTTCCTACAGCACCATATAAGTTTCCTAGTACATCTACTGTTACTGTTACTGACATAACAAGACGATTTACTTTGATGAATCTTATTAGTGCTTCAAAGATTGTTTATGACGAATATTATGTTCAAGACGGAGAACGCCCAGATACAGTTGCTTGGGATTATTATAATGATACAACATTAGATTGGGTAGTTCTTCTTGCTAATGAAATACAAGATCCTTATTTTCAATGGGTATTATCTGACGAACAATTTAGAGCATACATGATACAAAAATATGGAACATTGTCTGATCAATATCAAACAGTTCATCATTATGAATGGATTATTAGTCCTCAAACTGAATATGCAGAAGGCGAAATTGTAAATGTAGTTCCAGAAAAAACTCTTGTGATTGACTATGCAAAGTATATTACACTTGCTGCATATGAAAGAAAGATTGTTACTGTTTATGATTATGAGTTTATTCAGAATGAACGCCGCCGACAAATCTTTTTGTTTGACGTAAATTTTGTTGATCAGATAAGAGATTCACATAAAACAATATTTACGACAGGAAATATTATAAGATAATGTCATTAGGTAGTGGAAAAATCGCAAAGTGTACAATTGGCGGAATAGATTGTACAAGCGTTATTACAGAACTGGATCTGTTTGAGTCAATATATACTCATGCGGCATCTTGTCGTATAGTTATTAATGATGCCAGTAATGTGTATCAAAAAGCAAATCTTCAAAAAGGTGAAGTTGATATAGAACTTTCTGTAGGTGGCGATACAGGAACTATTGATTGTAAATTTAAATCTGCGGAAGTAAAAACTGGCGCTCGTAAAAAAGATAATTTTGATGTTTATACTATTATGGGAGTACCTAGTGAATTTCTAAAAAAATTTAGCGAGAAAAAAGAAGTAACTAAATCTTATGTTGATAAGCCACATTCTGATACAGTTAAAGAAATATTCCAAAAATATACTGAAGGTTCAACAACAGTAAAAAAAGATTTAAATATTGAAGATACAGAAGGTATTTCTGCTTATTATCCTAAATATGATTCACCGCTTGTTGCTATTTCACAAATAAACAAGTCAGTAAAGAATTCAAAAAAGCCAGGCGCACCTCTTCTTTGGCAATGTTTAAAAACAGGATATCATTGTAAAAGTATTGAATCTTTAAAAGATGAGGGATCTGCAAGTACCGAATTGAAATATGCCGCTGCAAATATTCCAAATGCTGATCCTAAAAATCAGATCATTGCTTATACTAATACATCAGATGATGATTCATATTTAAGAAATAAATTAGGAACAGAGAAAACCGCTGTTGAAAAAGTTGATGCCTCAACAGGCAAACTTAATAAAAAAGACAGAGATGATAATAATAAGAATGCCGAACCTGGAAAAGCACGATATGTAAAAGTAAGTTTGACACAAGGTAGTGGTCAATCACAATGGAGAAAAAGAGATAATCAAACTGATCAATATGGTAAAACTAAAAATAAAGATCAAGAAGCATTAGCAACATATCCAAAAGCGCATAATATAGAAAATCGTGTATTAACAACGCAAGTATATGGTGATATAAATTATAAAGTTGGAGATAAAATTAAATTAGGATTTGCCGCAGCAAGTGAAGACAATGTAAAAGATGATAAGAGCGGCGAATACTTAATTACTTCTGTTAGATCGCGCTGGCATAAAGACGATAAAGATATGAGATTTTATTGTATTTTAGAATGTAGATCGGCAACGCAAGAACCACAAGGCGGAGTACAAGATGGCTAATCATTTTATTAGTGGTCTTTCCGATGGAATGCGATGGTTCATTGGCACAATAGAAGATCGCGGTACAGGAAAAGTTAGTGGAACACCAGATAAATTAAAAATTGGCCGTGTAAAAGTAAGAATATATGGTATGCATGGAGATGATGTAAAGTCTGCTGATTTACCATGGGCACATATAATGACTCCATCAACTTCTGCATCTATAAGTGGAATGGGAGCATCTCCTACTGGAATGGTAGAAGGCACAATATGCGTAGGATTTTTTGTTGACGGAGTAGAGGGACAAGAGCCATGTATTATGGGAACTTTACCTCATATTCAATTTAAAAAGAGAAAAGATACTTAATTATGGCATTCATTACTGTAACAAGTCTTGCTACAAAAAATACTGCTCCTATTTTAACAGGAACAGTTTTGCTTGACAGAAAACATGGTGATACTATTAAAGCGTATGTAAATTATGTTACATATACATTATTTGATGGAAGACTTGGTCTTGATGAAAAGAAAAATCCAAATATATGGAAACTTCATTTTGATCAAGATTTATATCCAGGAAGTTATGATGTAGAAGCAGAAGTCATTAATAAAGACGGAAGAGTAGTTGCTTCTGTTGCAGCTAATAATGCTCTTATAATATTAGAACCCACGCCTGAAGACACGGCAGCACCGCCACAATCATTATCGCAAAAGACTAATGCTCTTCAAGCATTAATGGGTATGATGAATATGTTGTCTTCTTTTGGTGGAGGTCCATATGCTCCAAAAGG